ACCAGATTCTTCTAACATAAGTGAAAGGTAATCAATCTCATCTAGTATTTCATTCTGCGATACTTCGTGTTCTACGTTAAAAGACTTATGTTCTGCTACCCATTTCTTAGCACGTTCCATATCCCATTTTTCTTTAGAGAATATGTAGGTAAGAACCTTTTTATCGTTTACACAATAGAGTGCAGATATACCATCTTTTGCGCTTATTTCTATAGTACGCATTTTATGGCCTTCGTGATTGCCGGAATCTACAGGGATACGGATAGTGTTATCAGTGATTTCAGGTTTGGTAACTTCTTCGGGTAATTCTTTAAGGACTTCTTCGCATAGGGATTTAACTACTGGACTAACTGATTTAGCCATCATGCCCATACACGCCTCTCGATTCGAGGGGATGATACAATGTGAAATCTCTAAAAGTTCAACCTCTTTGTAAGTCTTGCGAGGTTTCTTTTCACCATCTCCATCTTCCCATTCTTTAGGAACAAATCCTACAGAGAAAGCTGCACGATTCTTTGAGGCGAGATTATACGCCCAGTCAGCAGTAGGGTTGCCTTGATTGGTATAATATTTGGGTTTCCCCTCTAACCCGTTCTCTGTGATTTTAAGTTTTGTCCATTCTCCGATTTGGTTTAAAAGGTCTCCATAATCATGGCTTGCCACAAGTACGGGGTGTTTCATAAACTTAGGTAAGGTCTTTTTGAAAGCTCCAGGTTCTACTACCTCTTCAGACCTATCCCATTCTTTACTAGAGAGAGGGATAAATAAATTAAGAGAACCATCATCTTCTTTAGATACCTCACCTTTTATAGTCTTGTAAATCATGTCCATAATTACCCCCTTACCAAGATAAGTAAATCCCTACACCTATCTTTTTATCAGTCGGGTCTACATCAATTATTTTTAAAGTTAAACTAAACTTCCATATCTTCCACATAAAGCTCATATATCACTCCTTAAAAGCATTCTTGAATGAGTCAGGTACTTGAACTTGAGCAGACTTTAATAGTTCAATAAAATCATCTATTTCTTTAGAGTTAGGTAATGAGATAAGAGGCACTACACCAAAAGAATAATGCCCAAATACTACACAACCACCCATTGGGAATTTTTCTATTGAATATGTCATTCTGGAATCACCGAAATTATTCCGCACGTACAATTAATGTGAAGTGGCGGTTCTTCGCCTGAATCTATAGAAAATATTTTACCATCTAAGGGTAAACATTCTTCGCACGCCATAGGATTAGCTATCCATTGGAATTCTTCTATACCTTCAGATTTGTAACGCTGGACAGTACCCCGATTTGCGGCGGTTTGAACCTCAGTTCTTGCTATCGCTTCTGCCCTATATTTCTCTGATTCTGAAAAGTAACCCTCTATTCGTTTAGTAAGTTGCTGGATAGATTCGCCTTGAGTAAATCCTTCTTTTAAGGCTTCTCTTAAAGCATCTAAGGTAGTCTTATTGATAGACTTAGCCAATAAAAGAGAACGTGTAGAAATCCATTCAAGAGCGTATTTATCTAAAAGATTAAAATTACCTGTAGTCATTAAAAATAAATCCTTAAAAAGACTTGACAAACACTTAAAAGTAGTTTATACTATGTATGTAAGGTTAAATAAGGAGAAGAAAATGAAGAAATACGAACCAACCAACAAAGCACTGGCAATCGCAGAAATCAGACACCAGACAGGACTAAATTACACCGAGTGCAAAAAGATACTAGACCAGATAGAGAATAGGAGAGATGGGAAATAACCCCCTCTCTTGGTTTAATATGATACTTAATAAAGATAAATCACCCTATTCAGATAAAGATGATTTAATTAGTGTTTCTGTGTGTAAGGGTTGTAAACAAAATCGTGATGTCGGAACTCCTTATTTATGCCCTACGTGTAATTGTTGTGGGCGAACCTACGAAGTCGCAGGGACTATAAAAGATGGTATTTGCGATTGGTGTTATAGGCGTTGTTCCAAAAGGAATCAAAGATGAACTTTGCTGAATACCGTCAAATAATTGTAAACTCCTATTCTGGTTTCACTTGTGGTATACTACCCAATTTAGATTGCTGTTCTGGTTGTCAATATCTTCTCGCTAATAAAAATGATATTACTGTTGATTGCGAGATAGCCCAAGACTTTGCAGATGCTTTATTAAAAGTCCTTCCAACTAAAATCTCGTAACACTAATACGACTATTTAAAGAGGTGAAAATGGATAAACCAACTATACCAGAAGTATTATCTTTAGTAAAAGCCTACTTAGAAAAAGATGGGAATGGGGTAGGTGGGAGTTTGCATATAGTTCTTGATGATGGTAATGTAGAAGATAGTCACGTAGAATTTTGTATTAAGTGGGCAAGAGAACACAATGATGAAGATGGTGTTAAATTAGGGGAATTACTTTTGAGAATGAGCAAAACCCAACGTCTTAAATTGTCTAACCTTACTTAGCCTCTTCATAACCCTTTAAATAAGTCTTAGCTATTGTAGGTTCAAACTTTTTAGCAGTCTTTTCGTCATTTAAACTTTCAGGTAAAGTACCATTAGTTTCAAGATGTTTTATAATCTCTTGTTCTTGTCCCTTGTATATCTTAGAGAAGTCTGTTTTAAACTCATTCTCTAATTGAGTTATCTTTTCATTCTTTTTAGTCCATATATCTAAACGCTGTTCTTTAGTGTAAGATTTTTTAGGTTCTTTAATAGCATCTTCAGACAAAGATTCACCTTCAAAATTAAATCTGTCATCTTTTAACTCTGGGTCGAATAATAATTCTATCATCTTACCAAATACTCTTTAAAAATTTCCCCATTGCTGGATTCTTCTTAGAAAAACCTGTTGGATTCTTAGCATAAGCAGCGTAACTTTCTGCAAAGAATTCATGCCCGTCTTGTTTAGCGTAATCACTTACAAATCCTTTACCAGATTTCTTACACGACCCATAAATATTAAGTAATTCTCCCCCTCTAGCCTTAGAGAAAACCTCTTTATAAATAACGGCATGACCTATTTCATGCACTGCGGAAGTTGAAGAACCTAGCGTAATTGAGGAATCTTTAGGATTAAAAACCCCCGAAGTATATGACTTTACTCCATTTTCTTTAGCTAATTTTGCTACTTTAGAATCATTGCAATCTATTGATTTTACATAACTTAAATGTCTATCTGGTATTTTCGCATTTCTTAACTCTTCCTGAGTACGTCCTAAAACTTCTTTGTCCCATTTACTTTGTCCAGAAGTCACATTGTTATTAATATATTCATCTCTATCTATCGCAGGCTCACTACTAGGTTTATTACCAGATGGTTTTCTATTCCCAGAAGTACCACTGCTACTGGGTTTGTTTCCTGATGATGGTTTTTCCCCTCTACCACCCCCACTTCCTCCCCCTCCAGGTGAACTACCACCTACTTCTCCTGGTCTTCCTCCATGCCCATAATTCCCAGAACCACTACTACCCTTTAAAGATTTTCTAAATTGTTGGTCTATATCTTCCAGCTCTTCTTCTGAAATTTGAGGCTCTTCATTTAAATTATTTTCTTCTGGTAAATAAGGTTCACCACCTAAAGGGTTATTTTGTACGGCTTGATAGACTACTTCACCATCTTTATTCACTAAAACCATATTAGCAGGTACGATTAAACAATCTCCAACCTCACCTTCAATAGGGTCTTCCCCTCTTTTCCTACGGGCTTCATTTATAGTAAGAATTGACCCACGTATTCCGGTATCGGCTAACTGGACTTTTTCTTCTATTGTTTCAGGGACAACTTCTCTAAAATTAAGTTCCTTGTTTTTGTTGTCTTTGAACTTAGGGAGTAACTGCTCTTGGAGTTTAGCACGTTTCCAATTCAAACGAGTTTTAACAATCCATCTAGCAAATTGATACTCTCCGGCTTGAACATTGCTCTTATTTACATTTTCGCTTATCCCCATTGCCCCCTGCGGCATCGCCTCAACCCCTAAGATTATATCTTTAAGTTTAGTCTGTAAGTTAGCGAAGTCCATATCCTTGACAGAGTTTTGAACTTGTATATACTTACCCCCACCCTCAAGTAAAGCTATTTTATGGGCTTTAGAAACACCTTGATGCTGTTCTGCCCATGTTTTCTTTAATTTATCAAACTGTTCGTCTGAAAGATTGTAGTCAAATTGTAAAATTCCATCTGGTCTAGCAGAGTTGTGAAAGAATTGATTAATCCATAAATCGGAATTTCTTTGAGAACTTAAGTTGACTCCTATGGCTTTGGCTTGCCCTAGCCCTCTATACTGGTTAGAGGGGTTAGGATATTTAAAATGTATAACGTCATTTATATCTAAAGGTATAGCTTCCGCACCATTACCGTAAACATAACCTTTAACAAATGGGAATGATTTATCAGGCACTATGGACATTTTAGAAGGATAGGCCAGTATCATTTCTGAAGGTTCACTATTACGATTATAATTCAACACCCAAAACGAT